CAAATACAGAAAAGAATGTTATGAAAATTCGAGAAGACGTATATGAAGGAGCGGTTAAAGGAAATCCGAGAGATCGTTTTACGTTGTGCCATGAACTAGGTCATTATTTGCTTCATCAACCGCAGCAAATTAGTTTTGCAAGAGGAGCGGTACCTAAGTACTGCGACCCAGAGTGGCAGGCTAATACCTTTGCTGGAGAATTGATGGCACCGTCAAATTTAATCCAAAATATGACGGTTGATGAAATAGCTGAGCAATGCGGAATATCAAAGACAGCAGCTAGCATACAGCTTAAAATGTGTCATAATTGATGTTTACAGGAATAACTGTTAACATAGAAAAAACCAAGCACCTAATGGTGCTTGGTCACAAGCTAAAAGTGTTTCTACTATTCAGCTGTGTTGTATTTCTTTCTAGGCAATTGAAGTATAACATAGTAGAAATCCTTTTGCAAGTGAAAACTTTGCGAAAGGAGGTGGACTCATGTATATATTAAGAGCTTCGATAACAACAAAAGATGGTCAGAAAATTTATGCAAGAGACTACGGTAAAAGAGCATTCCGTATTTGGGTAGGAAATGCTCCAGAACCAAAGAAAAAATAAATATATAAGTTAGCACTAAGCAGCTGAGTGCTGACAAATGAAGGAAGAGGTAATTATGGATATTGAAAAGTGTTTAGAAAAATGTTTGGAATGCGGAGAGAAATTATATCCGGGAATAACAGTTGAAGAACTGTATTTAACATATATGGTTGAAGAAAAATTAATGAGAGAAGGTGAAAAAGAACAACTAGTGTACGAAGAACTCAAAAAACGTATACCAGAGTGGGAAAAAGAATTTGGAAGAAAACCAATAAAGGTAACAGACATTTTAGAAAATCTGTAATTTGCACACAAAACACGAAAAACACATTTATAATAACAATTGAGATCAGAGGATCTTGAACACATCGGGTAGTGTTCTTCCCTAAGGTAGGCCGTCAGCAG